GCAACGTTTAGAGATAATAACCTATCACCTTTACTCTTTCCTGATGTGATTTATAAATATGCTATGACATACAACGAAGCATATGTTATTGTAGAATCAAATGATCAAGGATCTGTAGTATGTAATGGTTTATATTATGATTTAGAATATGAGAATCTATTCGTTGAATCGACTATTAAAGCCGGAGCGATTGGTGCAACTATGACTAAACGTGTTAAACGTATTGGTTGTTCTACACTAAAAGACTTTATTGAACAAAAGAAATTGCATATAGTTGATGCTAATACTATTATAGAAATGAGTACATTCGAAGCAAGAGGAACTTCATATCAAGCATCAGATAATAATCATGATGACTTAGTTATGAATCTAGTTATGTTTGCATGGTTTGCTACAACAGATATATTTAATGGTATCACCGATATTGATATGAAGAACATGTTATACAAAGAACAACTAAAAGCAATACAAGATGATTTAATACCGTTTGGGTTTATTAGTAATCCTACTGTTGAAGAGCCGGTAGTTGAAGTCGACAATAATGGTGAACAATGGATTGTGCAACAGCCTATTATTGATCGTTAATATAGAAATTTTAAATGTTATAAATAATAGTAATTGAGCAAGTATCGCATTATGTACAACACACTATTTAACCCTTTGAAGAGGATATAAGAATGGCATTTCAAGTATCGCCTGGTGTCGAGGTAAAAGAAATCGACGCAACAAATGTGATACCTGCAGTAGCTACCAGTATTGGTGGAACCGCGGGTGTCTTTAGGTGGGGTCCTGTAAACCAAATTAAAACAGTAAGTTCAGAAAAACAACTGGCTGAAGTATTTGGAACCCCTTTAACCACAGATTCGGCGAATTCTTTTTTCCCCGCGGCTGGGTTTTTAAAATATGGATCAACGCTAAGAGTAGTACGTGCTGCCACAACTGGTATAGCTAGTGCTGGAACAGCGGCTGGAGTTACAAATTTACTTAATTCTGACGATTATGATTCTGCAACATACGGAACTAACGAATGGATTTCACGTCATCCTGGACTTTTAGGAAATAGCATTAAAGTTATTTCTGTTGTTCCTGGCACTGATGCTGCAGCAGCAGTTCCTGATGATCAATTCTTTAGTGCTGGATTTGCAGCCTATAGAACATATTTTAATGGCGCTCCTGAAACTTCTGACTATGCGACTAGTGTTACTGGTGCAGTAGTAAATGACGAAATTCATATTGTAGTTATTGATGAAGATGGAGAGATTACAGGAACTAAAGGTACTGTTCTAGAGACATTTGGTTACTTAAGCCAAGGTTCAAATGCTAAAGCCTCTGACGGAACAAGTAATTATTTTAAAGATGTAATTAATGCAAAATCAGAGTATATCTGGTTTGGTCGAAGTACATCAAGAGCTGCTAAGGCTGGAACTCCTACAGTAATTGCTAATGGAATGACTGCAATTGCAACCCAAACTGATGCTCCTTCTGGATTGAGTTTGATCGGTGGTGTTGATGGAACATTCGCTGCAGGTTCGATTCAGACTGCTCTTGATCTATTTGCTAATGATGCATTAGTAGATATTAACTTGCTATTTGCTCAAGGTGATGCTACCTTTAGTGATACTGCTATTAACCAAAAACTAATTAGTATTGCTAACGCACGGAAAGATATTGTTTCATTCGTATCAGCTCCATGCGCAGTTAGTAAAGTTGCAGATCCTATGAGTACAACAGAAGGTGTGTTCGGATACTTCAGTCAAGCTGCTGTTTCAACTTCGTCTTCATACGTATTCAGCGATTCTTCTGCATTATATATCTATGATAAGTATAACGATATCTATCGATATGTTACTGCTAATGGTCATGTTGCTGGTCTTTGTGCCAATACTGATCGAGTAGCAGATGCTTGGTTCTCACCAGCTGGACAAAACCGTGGACAAATCTTAGGTGTTACTAAGCTAGCATTTAATCCGTCTAAATCAGAACGAGATGATTTATACCGAGCGCGAATCAATCCACTTGTAGCTTTCCCTGGTTCTGGTCTCCAATTATTTGGTGATAAGACTCGATTGGCTAAACCAAGTGCATTTGATCGTATCAATGTTCGTAGATTGTTTATTGCATTAGAAAAAGCAATTTCAACTGCATCAGAAGCACAGCTTTTCGAATTCAATGATGAATTTACTAGAGCTAACTTCCGTAACATGGTAGAACCATTCTTGCGTGATGTTAAAGGCCGTCGTGGTATTACTGATTTCTTGGTAGTATGTGATGAGACAAATAACGGAGGTAGTGTAGTAGATAGTAACCGTTTTGTTGCTGACATATTCATTAAACCTGCGCGTTCAATTAACTTTATTACATTAAACTTTATCGCTACACCTACGGGCGTCGAGTTTAGTGAAATTGCTGGTCAATAGGAGTAAATAACAATGGCTATTTTAGGTGTAGATGACTTTAAGTCAAAACTAACAGGGGGTGGTGCTCGCGCCAACATGTTCAAAGTAACATGTAACTTTCCTGGATACGCACAAGGTGATGTAGAACTTACATCATTCTTGTGTAAAGGTGCTCAGTTACCAGCTTCTATAATTGCACCGATTACGATTCCATTTCGTGGTCGTCAATTGCAAATTGCTGGTGATCGTACTTTTGAACCTTGGACTATTACTATAATTAATGATGGTGAGTTCAACGTAAGAAATGCATTCGAGCGATGGATGAATGGTATCAATGAACATAATAACAATGCTGGTCTTGTTAATCCAGTTGATTATCAAGCTGATATGATTGTTGAACAATTGCGTAGAGATGGTAGTGTTGCAAAACGTTATGATTTCCGTGGCACTTGGCCAACTAACGTATCTGCAATTGATGTTAATTATGATTCAGAAAATGCAATTGAAGAGTTCACAGTTGAGCTACAAGTTCAGTACTGGGAATCAGATACCACTTCTTAATTAGTGTATAAATAGTAGTATGAGGGGGAATAATTCCCTCTCGTATTTACTATGAGGATTATTAGACATGGCTGAGTTTTTTGGCTTTGAGATAAAAAGAAAAGATGCAGATGCTACTGAGAAACCTTCAGTAAAGACGTTTGTCACTGACGCTGAAGAGGACGGTGCTGGTGTCATTAAGGCTGCCGGTCATTTCGGATCTTATTTAGATCTAGATGGTAATGATCAAAAGAATGAAGCGGACTTAATTCTTAAGTATCGCGATGTTGCTTCGCATCCAGAATGTGATACTGCAGTTGAAGATATTGTAAATGATGCAATTATTGGTGATCATGATTCATCACCAGTCGATGTTATACTAGACAAAGTAGAAACCTCTGACGCTATTAAAGAGACAATCAGAGAAGAATTCGATAATATTTTGAGCATGTTAAACTTTAGTCAGCATGGTCATGATATATTTAAAAAGTGGTATATCGATGGACGATTGCCATATCATATTGTTATTGATACAAATAACCCTAAAAAGGGTATTCAAGATTTACGATATATTGATCCTATTATGCTTCGTAAAGTAAAAGAAGTTACAGAAGAAAAGGATCCTAAGACAGGTGCTACATTAGTAAAAGGCTCAAAAGAGTTTTTCATATATAGTGATCCTAACGATACTGCCGATGCAACTGGTAGACAATCAGGATTAAAAATACATAAAGATTCGATTGCATATTGCACGTCAGGTATGTTAGATCCAAGTCGTAAACGTATCCTTTCATACTTGCAAAAAGCAGTTAAACCAGTTAATCAGCTTCGCATGATGGAAGATTCATTGGTAATTTATCGTATATCAAGAGCTCCGGAACGAAGAATCTTTTATATTGATGTAGGTAACCTACCAAAAGGTAAAGCTGAAGAGTATGTACGCGGTATCATGAGTGAGTATCGTAATAAGATGGTATACGATGCGAGTACTGGCGCCGTAAAAGATGATAAGAAACATATGTCAATGTTGGAAGATTTCTTCCTACCACGAAGAGAAGGTGGTAAAGGAACTGAAATTACTACATTGCCAGGTGGAGAAAATCTTGGCCAGATTGATGATATTCTATACTTTCAGAAGAAACTATTTAAAGCTTTGAATGTTCCTATGGGACGTATGGAGCAAGATACTGGATTCTCTATTGGTCGATCTACTGAGATTAGTAGAGAAGAAGTTAAATTTAAGAAGTTTGTTGATAAGCTGAGAAACCGATTCTCTGATTTGTTTATCCAGCTTCTTAAAACACAATTGATCTTGAAAGGTATTATTACCACACAAGATTGGGAAAGCTGGAAAGAAGATATTAACTTTGACTTCATTGAAGATAACTACTTCTCAGAGTTAAAAGAAGCAGAAATGATTAGAGAACGTTTCGAAATGCTTTCTACCTTAGATGAGTATGTTGGTAAGTATGTATCTAATAATTGGGTACGTAAAAACATTCTTAAATTTAGTGATGAAGAAATTGAAGATATGGCTAAGGATATGGAAGCAGAGAAAGGTGATGAAGACGAAGGTGATATAGATACAGATTTACTGTAGAGTTACAGTTTTTTATAAATATATAATACAAAGAGGATATTATGGACGTACTACAATTAATTGATAACGTTAGCAAAGGTGATAACGTTAATGCTAAAAAAGATTTTGACACTGTTATAGGTCAAAAGCTTACTGCTGCTTTAGATGCAAAGAAAATCGAAATTGCATCTCAATTAGGTCAACCTAAACAAACAGAAGAAGAGTAATATATGCTTACATTTGTCGAGCTCAGAGAAAAAGTCAAACTTGCTGGTGGTGAAAAGCAAGTTAAAGCAATGAAGGCTGGAAAGCAAAAGAAGATCGACGTCGTTATTACTCAGAAAGGTGGTAAGTTTGCAGTATACATCAACGGTGATAAACTTGATGATTCTTTTAAGAGTGCTAAAGATGCTGAAAAGAATGCAAATGACTTCATTAAACTTATGGGCGAGGAACTCGAACAATGAAATTAATATCTGAGTATCATGATAGTAACTTACAAGTTATTACTGAAGCTAAGAAAGACGGTAAAAAGGAATATGTCATTGAAGGTGTATTCATGCAAGCCGATAAACAGAATAGAAACGGACGTGTTTACGAGAAAAGCATTTTAGAAGCTGCTGTAAATAAGTACGTAAAAGAGCAAGTTAATACTGGTCGTGCAGTTGGTGAATTAAATCACCCTGATGGTCCTGGTATTAACTTGGATAAAGTTTCACATAAGATCACTGAACTTCGTTTTGAAGGTAGTGATGTTATTGGAAAGGCATCAATCTTACAAACTCCTATGGGAAAGATCGTTGAAGGTCTACTTGAAGGTGGTGTGAAGCTTGGTGTATCAAGTCGTGGTATGGGTACTCTTGAGAAAAAAAATGGTGTCATGCAGGTCGGAAAAGACTTTATGTTAGCAACTGTAGATATTGTACAGGATCCATCTGCTCCCGAAGCATTCGTTAATGGTATTATGGAAGGTGTTGATTGGGTGTGGGATAATGGCATTTTAAAACCTCAAGAAATTGAAATAATTGAGACTGAAATAAAAGAGGCTCGAAATATGCGTTCAGCGGATATTGAGATTAAAGCTTTTAAGAATTTCCTCTCTAAACTTGTAAACTCCTAAGGAGATAATATA